ATCTTCTACATTATCTCCTCGTAGTTCAACAATAGGATGTACTGTCTGATCAAAGGTATCTGCTTTAAGATTCTCTAAATGATCTACTCGATATTGCATTCCAACTAGGTTATCAAGTGGCCCTTGTCCATAAAGATTATCAGGAAGTTTACGCCAACCATTATGTACAAAAGGTTTTCTTCCACTCCATGCAGGATTCTCTTCATTCTCTACAATAAAGGTACGGTCTGCAATAGTAATCTTACGATTCGTTAATATCTTTCCTGTCTCTTTAATAAAAATATCACCCCAATATTCTAGGATTTCAATATAACCAGAGTTAAGATATTCACCGAAAGAAGTAAATCCATCAATATTAAATCCAGTTTCTTTATACCAATCAATAGTATCTGTAGCAGGATCTCTTAGTTCTTGAATCTGTCCAGTTGCTTCAGAATACTTACTCATAAAGGAAGCAAGAGGCATCATCTTTCGGTAAACGAAAATAGAGTTATTAAAAGTCTTAGCTCTTGGATCAATAACTACATCTAAAGGAGAAATTCTAAAAATCTTAGGGCCAATATAATTTACAATCTCTTCCCCAGTTCGGGCAGATTTAGTAACTTCCCTTACCCACTTTACTCCGGCAAAGGCATTCCCATAGATTACCCAATCTCTGATAATCTTCTCAAGCTCTTGTCTAAAACCTCCCATACGAATCTTAGTCTGCATATACTGTTCAATCAGATTTGCTTTCTCATGGGACTCCGCATCAATACCTTCCCAACGAAACCAATCATCAGTAGGCATAAGAGCAGCCATATAAAAAGAACTGAGATTATCTGCAATTTGTGTAAGTTTTGGGATAGTTGTTTTATTTGACCAAGCAAGAGTACCTACTTCTGTATCTGAAGTAGAACTTGCAGTTACATACCGCCTAGTCTCAAGGACTTTATCAAGCCAACTAGTACGTTCAAAATTAAGACGAGCCCAGGCATCTGTAACTGTAACTGCTACATCCTCCCTTGGATCAACTATTTCGAGTAAAGACATAAGTTACCTTTTGATCCCACCGAAGCGAGGGTGAAAAGTTAAATTAGTTATATTCCCTGAATTTCTTTTTCTATTACTTGGTGCTGAAATAATTTCTATTACAGAAGCTAGTGCATCACTTACATCATCATGAGGTGGCTTAGTAGCAATCAACTCATCTTCTAAGATTTGACAATTGCCACCACGATAATGTAATATATCTCCTGCTGCATATCGTGGTTCAAGATTAGCCATAATCCGAATTTCTTTATTTGTAACTTGAGAAACTTTATCTATTGAATAGTAGATACCACGACTTCTATTGAAATCTTTAATCTGTTCTACTACAAGATTCTGTTGAGCATTACATTCAGCTCTTAGTTTTAACCATCTCCATTTATCATAAAGATGTTCAAGTTCATCTGCCATAACTGAAATCTTATCAGTTTTAAATCTAGCAATATCTAAGACATAAACTTTATGGTCTGCCGAAACTCCAACTACTACTATTGCAGTATAGTCACTCTTCTTTGTCATTGTTGCAGCAAAGTCAATTGCAGCAAAAACATTAAGTTTCTTTTCTCCTATAATCCACTGTCCATGATATTGTTTAACTTTTTCTCTTTCATAGTAGTTAAAGTTCTCAACTCTCTTATTCATTGGATCAGATGGATCATTATAATATTGAGCAAAGAACTTTGCTTTATCTAAGTAGTCAGCTTTCTTTTTACTAAGTTCAGATTTATTAAATCCAAACCATTTTCCATCTTTCCTTCTTGACCTGGGCCAGAGAAATTCTCCATCTACTTCTACTACTTCTTGCATTATAGTGTATGCTGAGATTTCTTCTATAACATCCCCTGTCTCCTCATCAAAAATCTCAACCTGCATAGTAACTAATTTATCATATAGATCTGAAGGATGATATCTTGTTCCTACTGCTTTAATCATTCCACCTGCGTTAAGAATAGAAGAAAGATAAGAGTACTTACCATTAATTTCATCTCTCGCAGTTTGCGATTCTGAATTATCTCCTGTAACAAGATCATCTAAACAAAGTATATCAGCATGAAAGCCCGTCAAGTTGCCACTTATTCCCATTGCCTTGAGGGTCGGATCTCGGATAACTTCTTCTTTTCTCTTCCAATGCCCCACATTAAATTCATTTGTTCGCCAAAGATCTCTCTTTCCTGCTTCTTCTGGAAGAAGTTCTGGCCAATATTTATTGACAGTAGGACTATCTAGGATAGTTTTAATAAGGCCAGTCTGTTTTTCTGCAAGATCAGCAGTTGCCGAAAGATAAACTATAGTAATCTCTGGATTTCTTATAATATTCCATACGGCACAGTAAGCTAGCAATGTTGATTTGAGATGTCCCCTCGGATAGATGATAAGTTGTCTTTCATCTTCTTGCATTAAGAATTTTAGCAAGTCGTGGTGAGCATGGCCGAGGTGAAGATGGGGGGCAACAAGTCCAACAAACCCTCGTAAATCTGCCATTGCTACATCTCTTAACTCTATTTGCTTCTTAGTAAGTCCTTTATTTGAGTATAGTGATTTGTGTCTCCCCACTTATTCACCATCCATTTCTGAATGTATAATCCTATGACAAATAGCACATAGAAGATCACACTTATCAAGTTCTTTCTTTACTTTATTCCAAGGATATCTGAGATAATGAGTTATACTATATTCTTTTAGAGAAGGGTCTCTGTGATATATATCCATTGCCGCAGGGTGAGGATACTTTCCACATATCTTACATTTTCCACCAAGATACTTTATAGCATCTAGCTTACGTTGCCTCTTCTTTTTAGTCTCTCTTATCTGAATCTGTTCTCTATGTTCTTTAGTATATTCACTAATACAAACTTTACAATAATGAGATTTCTTTTTTCTTCCAGAGAATTCATCTAATGATTTTTCTTGCTTACATCTTGAACAAACTTTCATAAAACCTCCTATTAGGTTAGTTTGGACTAGTCAATGAATAGGCATTGACAGGGTCCGTCGACCTCTTCGCCCTATTAAAATTATCTACCACCATTAATTACTTTAAAGATCCTATCTTCTTCTTCTTTTGTTTCGGCTGAAGCACGAGCAAGTTCTTTAGCTTCTTTTGTTTTCTCTGCCTTACTTGGCCGACCACTGCCTGAACGTTTTCTCCAACCACCTTCCGAAAGAAACTTTGCAGCTTGTAGTGCCTTGGGATCATCCCCTTTTGATAACTCAATAATCTTAGCTACTGATTCACTACGGAGTTTAATTTCCAACTCTTCTTTCCATTCGGCAATATAAGAATTAAAAGTCTTCCAGTCATTCTTGAGTCGTTCCCACTCTTTCCAAGAACCACATAATTCCATAGCAGGTTTATACTCAGTCATATCTTCTAGCTCAATAAAGACATCATGAAATTGTTCAATATCATACTTTCCAGACTCGAATAACTGACGAGAAGGAATACGACCTCTTCCAAGTTTTTTAGTTTTAATCTTTCCCTGTGCCATTATGTAAATAAATCCCCTGCAATTAATCTCTCTTCCAACATATCTGGAATAGATAGACTGGAAGAAGATTTTGTTGTCTTCATATAATAAAACCATTGGTCTTCAATAGAGGCACTACCCAAACTTGTGAGAGATTCTAGCCATTCTAATTCTAATTGAGTTACATCTTCACTACTAGAAGTTAAAGCATCTTGAAGAAAGGCAAGCCAAGCATCTTCTAAACTAACATAAGAAGAACTCAGAGCAGTATTAATTGCCAAAAGAAAGTTATCTGGATTTAGATTTTTTACTGTACTCATCTTTGCATCATATATGGTTTTAAGGGATTACCGAAAGATACCGAAAGAAAAACATCCTATCCTGATAAGGATACAACTGTGGCATCTATATATTCCTCTGTAATTGCTTGAAGAACTTATATAGGAAAGTAGAAAGAACTTTAAACTTTATTAAAGTTCCCTATAGAGTGTCTCTAAGAAGTTTCTTAGTTCCTAAGAAGTTTCTCTTTAACTTCCTATAGTATATTATAGCACGTTTCGACAAAAATTGCAAGATAAAAATGTACTATTCTTAAAAATAAATCTATATGGGGTATTATACAAGCTATGGGCGAGCGAAGCGAGCCCTTTCTAAGAATATCAAGTAAATAATACTATTGTTGAAAGATAAAATTCATTGGGAATTTCCTTTATGGAGATTCAGAATTTATGTGAGAAATTCTTAGGGAGCTATTAATATATAAGTATCCAACCCCCCACCCCCTTGCCCCCAATTAAATAAATATTTATTTCCCCATGGTATTACTCGATGATTTCCCTGGAAATATGCTGGGAAGTAGGGGATTATTTATTAATATTATCCTGGGGAGTTATCCACAGTACATCCACAGTAAATCCACAATGATCTGTCTTGCCACATATTCGTCAATATAATGGCGCTTTATAGATAGTTGCCTAATTTTTAATCACTTGTCAAATCTTACATATATAGATAGCGACAAATAATTTTAAAATATGTATTGACATTTCTTTTATCCCTTGGTATTGTTTAGACACCAACACAAACAAAGGAGAAACATTATGAGCTTATTTTTCTGCATCACTGGTATTTACATGGGATTATTCGCTGGGGCAATGTGGTATCTTCTTCCTGCCCTGAATTTCTAATTCATCTTGAATTTTTAAAAGAAATCCCTTGACATATCGGAAAGCTTTCGGTATGATTCACTCAACACAAACAAAGAGAGGAAATTAAAAATGTCTTCCTTGACAGATGAAGAGGATAAAGAAATTAAAGCCCACGTTTCTTTCGGCAACTCCAAACTTCCCAAAACTACTATGATATTTAACATGGGAGCAACGGTGGATTGTCCTTCAGATGCCCTAGGACTTTGCCATTTTAACAGCAAAATCTGCTACGCCAAAGCTGCTGAGAGGCAATATCACAAGATTTGCCCACAGTATCGCAAGAGACAAGAGAATATTTGGCAGAAATACAGTGCAATCCAATTGGCAAAGGCTTTTGTTAAAATTATTAAATCAAAAAGAATAAAGGTTGATGCCTTTCGATTCAATGAAAGTGGAGATTTTTGGAGTCAAGAGTGCGTTAAAAAATTGAGTGTCATTGCAGCCTGGCTGAAAATAGAAGATATCCTGACTTACGGTTACACGGCAAGAAAAGATCTTGACTTTTCAAAAGTGTGTTTCTTTGTCCTTGGCTCTAACTTTCTTCTAGATGGGGAATTCAGGACAGTGACACGTCCTTCTGGATTGCACTCTGTCTGCCCTGGAGATTGTAAAGTATGTACCTTGTGCCAAGGGTATGATGGAGTAATTGAAGTAATAGTTCATTAATGAAAGGTACATTAAATTCTTTTCGGGCCGTTGTTTTATTCTTGACACGGCCTTATAAAGAGGTTAATATATAAACAACAAGAGGAGAAAAATAAGATGTTTGAAGCACACACCGCAAAGGGGCGTAGCGATGTTTGAGTTGTCAATGTTAATCGGCCTGATTTATTGTATCTGCATAACTCTTACTTACAAAAGAAGGATTAAATGATTATGTCTATCAAAGAAAATTGGCTTTATTTGCTAGTAACAGCTCTTTATATCTTCATAATTGTACCCCATTAACAAAAGGAGAAAATTAAAATGAAACAGACAATCACTAAAAGCCAATTCATTGACCAGTTCAAGTCCCTTCGCCCTGACAATTTTTCTTATGCTGGATTAAATGCACTCTTTGATTACTTGGAGCAATACGAAGAGGATTGCGAAGAAGAGTGGGAACTTGACATAATTGCTATTTGTTGTGAATATACCGAATGGAACGACATTGAAGAATTTAATCGAGCCTATGATCTTCACTGTGAATACCTTCAAGATGTAGAAGAACACACCGTAGTTATTGAGATTGATTCAGAAGCTTTTATTACAATAGATTTTTAAAACTTGCAATTGATACCATCCTATAGGGAAAGGATTTTATCTCAAAACACTACACTATTTACAAGGATAAAACCTGAAATTTAACGATTCTCAACACAAGGAGATAAGAAATGTATCAAATATCCGAAGAGAAAAATGGAAAGTTTGCAGTGTGGGAAAATGGGAAGCTGGTGGCGGAGTTTGTAAGGTACAAAATGGCCAGGGAATTTGTTCTGGTCAGCATAGAAATGAATGATACTTTAGAAAGTGAGTAAAAATAATTCTTGACAATGAGATATTAGTTTGGTACAGTATTCTTAACTTAAACGAAAAGGAAAATAAAATGAGAAAAGTTAATCTTGTAAATCTTCGTAGCCTTCTCATGGCGTCTGGTGGTACTTTTATCGGAATTACTTTCACCAAAAAAGATGGGAGTGTCCGAAGGTTAAATGGAAGGCTTTTAGTGTCCAAGGGAGTTAAAGGAACAGGACATAAAATTGGCCTTGACAATCCATCGATTCGCATTTATGATGTAAAAGCTGATGGGTTTAGGACAGTAAATCTGTCTACTACGAAAAGCTTGAGAATGTTTGGTGTTGAGTATCTTGTAACTGCTTGATTATCTGCTAGGGTGTCTGACTGAGCATTAGGCATCTTATGGAGCGAATCAACGCCCCTTAGTAAAGGAGAAAGATAAAATGGAAACAATCAAAGAAGTATTAATGAGACGTGATGGGATAAGTGAAGCTGATGCAGACGACCTAATTGCAGAGGCAAAGATGGAACTTTACTTTTTGCTAGATGAAGAATGCCTGGATGATGCAGAGTTTTGCAAGGAATGGTTTGGGCTGGAGCCTGACTACATTATGGAACTAATCTATTAAAGAAAGGGGGAAAGGATGAAGAAAAACACCATCATCAGGTGTGCTCTTGAGTCAGGGATTGCACTTTCTACGGCTCATGGACAATCGACTCTTAAACTATGCCCCATATCAGACGTGGCAACTTTAGAGGTTTTTGCCGCAGGCATTTTAAAAGAGAGCGGGACCGCTGACATGCTCGCCATGCTGGAGGAGTTGGAGTGGAGTACATACCAATCACAAAAAGGTGTGCAGCGGAGTGTTTGTCCGTGCTGCCTAAGCGCAAGGTTTGACCACGCCGAAGACTGCAAACTCGGCAACCTACTGAAACGAATTAAAGGAGACAAATTATGCTAGGATGGTATTTTGCAAGGGAAGATGAAAAACTTGGATATGGAGATAGCAGGAAAGTTGCTGTCGGTGTAAAACACACAGTGGAAGGCCCAGTAACACTATGCTCACATGGACTGCACGCCTCAGAGAGAATTATTGATGCCTTGCAGTATGCAAACAGTTCTATTCTTTATCGTGTAGAGTTGTCTGGAGACATGGATCAGGGGGAAGATAAATCTTGTAGTACTGAAAGAGCGTATTTAGAGCGGATTGATGCTGGAGAGGTGTTGAGAGAGTTTGCCCGTGAATGTGCCTTAAGTGTGTCCCACTTATGGGATGCTCCGCAAATTGTTTTGGACTATCTCAAGACTGGAGACGAGGGCCTGAGGGCCTCTGCTTGGGCCTCTGCTAAGGCCGCTGCTTGGGACGCTGCTTGGGCCTCTGCTAGGGCCGCTGCTTGGGACGATCAAAATGATAAATTAACTGAGATGGTTCTCGCTAAAATTGAGAAAGGAGATAAATAAAATGACCCGATGTATCGCATGTGATGCCATTTGCCAGAGTGACTATTGTGAGAAATGCACCTATCATATCAGGATGTATAACAGTGATTACAATGTGCAAGAAAGGGACAATGTATTAGACCAGGAATTGATTGAGGAGTTTTTAAAGGATCGTGAATCTTCAAATTAACAGGGGATTGAAGATTATGAAGATTGTAAAAATGACTATCGGTAATAGTAACAAAATAGAATTTTATTACCGAACAATTGATGATGCAATGGAAGCTTATAATTGTTTCCTCGTAGGGGCATTAAATGTAAGTTTCAAATCAGTAAAAGATCAATATTATTGGGTGGTTGAGGAAGGCAATGACTTTCCAAGTGTGACTTTTGAATCCAAGGAAGTTATCAGCCAAGCAGAGTTTGAAATCCTTGCCGAAAAGAAAATGCAGGAAACGACAATTCTGGAGAATGAAAACTCCGAGGGAGAATAAAATGTCACTTGATGATGTGAAAGTTTATGGACCAAGGGGAACTGATCTTGAGAAAGAGAACCAGGAATTGATGAGGGAGGTTGAGAATCTTAGGCAACAAATGGCTAGAATTATATCTTTTGTAGAAATATTGAGAGAAGATATTCAATCAATCCGAAGAGGATATTAAAAAAGTTATTGATCTTTTCCTCGAAACGTGATAAACTATTCCTGTATTGGAGAGGGGGAGAGGAAATACCAAGAAACTTTTTTCTTCTTTTTTTTCTTTCTTCTTTTATCTTTCGAAACAAACAAATAAAGAAAGGAAATTGAGTATGACCTTACAAGAACGAAGAAATCTTAAATCGATTACTTATAGGCTTGATGCTCTACAAACAGAACTTGATGATCTTATTGGAGATGTTGATTGTGATAATAATTCTGAACTAGAACAAGTCAGGATTGATCTTAGTAATTGTTGCGCTACAATCTATCGTGCTGCTCAGTATTGATCGGATATTATAATGGCTGGAATTTGTATTGAGAAATTGCCTTGCCCTTCTTGCGGTTCCAGTGATGGACTACAAGTATTTGATGAAGGGGGGGAGATAAACGGTCTTTGTTTTGCTTGTAAAAAGTATTATCACGATCCTTATGGACGGGTAGAAAGGAAGGAGAAAGGAGAGAAAAAGAAGGTGACAAGGAAAGAGATTAATCCTGAGGCATTACCTGTAAAATCTATTTCGGATAGAGCCATTAAAAAAGAAACTTGTGAACAGTATGGAGTGAGAGTAGAACTATCCGAATCTGATGGTAAGACTATCATCAACTCCTATTATCCTGACACCAAGAATGGGAAAATAACTGGGTGGGAACAAAGAAATCATAAAGACAAAAAGTTCTTCGGTATCGGTGATAGAAAGGGTGCTCTTGAACTTTGGGGTACTAAGTTAGCTAAGAAAAATAATGGAAAAAAGTTATTCATTACTGAGGGTAGGCTGGACACACTATCGTTATTTCAGTCTATAATTGACAATACCCCTGCTAAGTATAAGAGCCTTAAACCTTCTGTAGTGTCCCTTACTAGGGGTGCAGCAGGGGCATTGAAGGATCTTGTCAACAACAGGGACTTTGTAGAGTCCTTTGGTGAAGTTATCTTGTGCTTTGATAATGACAAGGCAGGGGATGCAGCGTTACATGAAGTGTTAAAGACATTTCCTTTGTTCAAGGTAGCAACCTTGCCGATGAAAGATGCCAATGACATGCTCATGGCGGGAAAAAGTAAAGAGCTTTTCGACCGTGTAATGTGGAAATCGACCATTCAGAGACAAGGGCAGATAGTACAGATAGATGATGAGTTTATTGATAGGGCTTTGGAACGGCCTAAGATGGGTCTGTCAACTCCTTGGCCTTCCCTGGATAAAGTAATTTTCGGCATCCGACCCCACATGATTCATATTGTAGGCGCAGCTCCGAAGCAGGGAAAATCAGAACACAAGAATCAGCTTATACATCATCTTGCGATGATACATAAAAGATCTGTCGGAGTGTATGATTTAGAAGTTCATCCGATAATGACGAGCAAACAAGTCGCATCAAAAATTGTTGGAGTTAATTTTCTTCGGCCAGATAGCCAGTATAAAGATTTAGAATTAAGAAATGCGTTAGAAAATCTTCGTAGTTCTGGCATTCAGTTTTACGACAGGGGAGCGAGCAGAGAATGGGCTGATATTAGAATCAGCATTGAGGAACAACATCTTTTAGATGGAGTGGCAGAGTTTTTCCTTGATCCACTCACGGCTCTTGTGTCGAGATACTCTAGTTCAGAAGCTAATGATCGGCTCAATGAGATA